TTGCCGACCCTTGAGCAGGTCCTTGCATTCGAGGTAGACCGAAACCGCACCATAGAGGCACACCACCAAGTCGGCTGCGCCTTTGCGCAGCCCAAGCGAAATCAGTCGAGTCAGCCGAGCGACATTACCGCCGCCACCTTCGTTTGGCACACTGTAGAACCAGTAACCTTCGGCCTGGAGCCACCGGACTATTGAGTATTGGATTTTGTCTTCAGGGCGGTTCAAAGCTTGCTCCTAGAACGGGATATCGTCTTCTTCAATCTTGTCATCTTTCGTTTCCTGCAAAGCCCACTCCTGCCCCACAATCCTCGGGTACTTGCCCTCCATCTTGTACTTGACCAACCGAGGCGGATAGGCGCGTTCCATGCGCTGTGTAGCGTCTTCGCCTTGCAGTTCTTCCCAGGGCACGTGACAGCCCTTGGCGAGCTCGCGTAGCCTGGCCTGCGCTTTCTGTTGGGCAAAGCCATCGTGCCAGAGACAAAGGAATTCCTTGATCGAAGAAGTACCAATCGAGCCATAATAGGTCACGACGATCATGGGAAGATCTGACTTTTTCGAACGAGAGACAGTCCAAGTCCAAGACTCAACGAACATCTCGGACGGCTCACGCCCCATGATGTCGTCATTTCGCAACGCCAATTCCTCTTTCTTCGGCTCTGGGAACGGGTGCCCGCAAGCGGGGCAAATTCTGACGGCCGTAGCAACGATCTCACCACATTCACTGCATGACTTCGATGGCGGTATTCCGTCGCCTTCGCCGGCTTTGGTGGGAATTTTGAGCGCCGTGATCGGGCCATGTGTTGCGATGACTCCAGCAAAATCAAGAATGAGGCAATGGTCAGTATGGCTTTTGACACGGAAGCCGCGGCCCACCTGCTGTAGGAAAAGGCCAGGGCTCTGGGTTGGTCGCATGAGTGCGATCAAGTCCGTATCCGGCGCATCAAACCCTGTCGTGAGCACCTGAACATTGACCAGCGCTGTGATCCGCTTGGCTTTGTAATCGGCCAGGATTCGAGCGCGTTCACCATTTGGCGTTTCACCCGTGACCATCTCGGCTGATATTCCACGCTCGCGCAAGACATCGCGAACGTGTTCGGAGTGCTCGACGCCGGCACAAAAGAATAGCCAACTCAAACGACCATCGGCGCGCTGGATAACCTCGTCCACGATCGCAGTATTCTTGTCGGCTGTGTCGACGTGTTTCTGCAACTCGGACTCAATGAAATCTCCGCCGCGCTTGTGCACTCCGATTGTGTCCAGCTTGGCCGAAGTCACCTTTGACCGAAGTTGCGTCAGAAATCCTAGTGCTTGCAGTTCCTCGATTTTGACTGGCTCAATTAAGGCGTCGAAGATTGCCGGCTTGTCGGTAATAAGGCCCCACCCAAGTCTCCACGGGCTCGCTGTCAGACCGATTACACGCAATGCTGGATTGATCTCAGCTAGCGCCTTGAGGAAGTCACGGTATGTTCCTTCGTCTTTGTGGCCGATCATGTGGGCCTCGTCGGCGATCACCAGGTCAATATGCCCAACAAGATCAGCCTTTCGATGGATTGACTGAATCGAGGCGAAGGTGATCGCGTCGATTTCCTTTCGGCGCAAACCAGCAGCATAGACTCCAAGCGGCGCATTTGGCCAAACATGGCGCATTTTCTCGGCATTCTGCTGGACTAGCTCTTGCACATGCACCAACATGAGAATGCGCGTTCCCGGCCAACCCTGAACCGCCTGGCGGCAGATTTCCGCGACTATGACGGACTTGCCAGCGCCGGTTGGAAGGACTAAACATGGATTGCCTTCGTTGGCTGAGAGCCAGTCGAAAGTCATGGTCACTGATCGAGACTGGTACTCTCGAGGCGCTATGGTGCCACCGAAAGCTAGGCCGGTTTGGCCAGACTTTACTTCAATGGCCAATTGACGATTTCCTCTTGTTCCTCTTCTGATCCGGCCAGAGATGAAGGGCCGATGAGCTCGCGTGAGTCGATTCCGTCTTCGCCGTTCACTACGTCTTGCGGTGCCATTCCGCCGCCTACATCGACCACATACACTGCCGAATTCCTGATACCTTCTTTCATCTCCCACGGCACGAGATCGGGATGCACCACATGACTTCGGCAGCCCACACGCTGAAAGTCGGTCGGAATCGGGCCCGCGTCCTTGTTGATAGCGCAAGTCCACGTGCCGTCAGGCTCGGCCGTACTATGAGCGCAAGTTCTGCAATTCGTCTCTCGAGTCGTCTTGGTGACGTGACAGAACTCATGCATGGCACACATCTTGCATTCATACCATGACGGATCAGTCGACAAAGGCGCAGGCATTCGGTCGGAGGTAGAAATTCGCTGACCTCGGGCAATAGCTTTTCGCGCCACTTCCTTGTCGAGTCGAATGCGCTCAGTGTAAATGCTGTCATCGTTTTTGTTTACGGCGGTAAACAGCGTCCGGTCTATTTTGCCGAAGCCGTTCTCTTCGATGAACTTAGGTTCAAAGGTGCCGAGCAGATAGCCTTGAGCCTGAATCCAGTACTCCGGCTTGGATTTTTCGACGCCATTTTTGACGACATCATCGAAAGCCTTCTGGCCCATGGTCTTATTCTCCCAAAGGTGCGGCTTCTCGGGCGCCTCAGGAACGCCAGAAACGATGACACCGTCCATGCTGCCGGAGACGTGGGATGTGGGAGGCGCATCGGCATCTCTTGAAACCTTCGCGACGCCGGTAGCGCCTACGGGGATCGACGCAAACTCGATCCGCTTCTGGTCAAACCCTGTGAACCGAAGGTCCAAACCAGCTTTGCGCAAGAGTCCGGCCATGACCGGTTCCTCGTTGTGTCCGCGCTGAAACAGCCGAAGAATCCGGCCTTTGAAACGCTCGATGACCGCCCAGCGGAAGCCGAGCCATAGTTTTCGGTCGCATGGATGGCCAAGCGTCGAGACGCCCATGTGGGCCCGCGGTGGCTCTTGGTGGGTTTCGAGGTGAGCGTCGATTTTGGCGAGTAGGGGATTGATGACTTCGGTGGACAGTTTGCTCACGACAACCCCTTAACCGGCCAGGTTCCTTTGGTCGATTTGAACCGCTTCAGCAGTTCCTCAATTCCTTCGGTTGCTAGGTATTCAGTGTAGGTCGAAGGAACTTTGAACTCTCCCGATTCACGTGAGTTCTTGAGAGCGTTTTCAATCTCGGAAATCAAGGCTTCATCGGAAAGCCACGGGCGAATGAACTTGCGTTCGTAACTGTTGATTCTCAGACTCTCATAAGTTTCGAGCGTGATCCTAGTGTCCATCTTGTCGCAATGTCTGACCATGTCCTGAACATTCTCGTCAACGTGAAACATGAACTCAGCGCGCTTTTTCGCCAGATGGTCCTCAGAAATCTTGAATGCCATTCTCTTTCTCCTTTCAGGGCCACCGCCTTTCAGCGGCGTCTCACCACTCGGTTTACGTCCGAGAACGCCTCAACGTCGAGCTTACCGTTCAGTCGCTCAGATCGTCACTTCTGCCAAGGCGCCCTGGTAGTCGCGGGCACGGTAGCCGGCTTCGCACCAGCACCAGCTGCGCCGATAGCTGGCATCGGCGCCAGACCGCCCTCAATGGCCTTCCAGCCCTTGACCTCGTTGCGCTGTTCGTAGCCTTCCTGAGGCTTCGAGAGCCCGACCTTGATCTGGAGATTGCCGCCGATCAGCTGGTCGGTATCTTCGATCTTGGCCAACCCGATAGCGCCCATGACGCTGCCGAGCTGGCCCATGCCAATCCGCTCGGCTTCGCTGTTCCGGTTCTTGATGTTCAGGTTGCCGAAGACTACACGGCCGGCGTGAGTCGGGCCCGACACCGCATACTGAACCGCAATATACTGGCCGTCGTTTGCCTTGGTGTTCTTGAGTTCCGCAGACTTGATCTGGGCGATGTACCAGCCTTCAGGGATGGGGTCGAAGTTCTGACCTTCGGGCAATTCCGATTGGTTGAGAGTGATTCCGAGTGATGCCATAGAGTTAAGCGCCCTCCTTCGGCGCAACTACTTCGATACTGAAACTTGGTCGTCCAGGCGTAGTCGTGATAGCCCCGGCCAGCTTGTCGGTGATGCCCTTGTCAGTGGCTTTCCATGCTGCTAGGCGCAGATCCGGTTCCCACTTGAACAGTGTAGTGAGGAACTGCTCAAGACCTGCCTCGCGTGCCAAATCCTGCAGTTCGTCGCCGTTAACCTTGCGGTTCATGCGGCCGACGATCTTGACTTTGTAGGACTGACCGGATGCCGGATCAACGGACTCGAAATTCTGCGTTCCCTCGTCGTTTCCGGTGAATCCGAACTCACGGGCCATTTCGTCCTCGAGCTGACGGCGCTTGGTTTCTGCCGCTTTCTCGGCTTCCTTGGCCGCGAGCCACTGGGCGGCTTTGCTGGCGGGAATCACTTCACACCAGCCTTTGCCATTCCGCCATTCGCCAATTCCGCCGTTCCTCTGACCTTGCGAATCACCGCCCCTAGATCCGGCTCCTCCCACATCTCGAGCCTGCCGCCACGGTTCTTCGCCTGCCAGAGCCCGTCGGTCTGCGTCTGGAACATCCGCATGACCTTGAATCCGCCAGGGGCCTCAGCATCAGCTACCGACTCGACACGCAGGGCGAGAACGATGTCGAAAAAGAACGCGAGCGATTGCGTGAGGGTTTTGCCAGGCATGGACGGCCCGTAGAGCACTTTGCCGCGTTCATCCTGAACTTTGTCTAGCTGGGCGGTCATATAGATATTTCTCCCAGGTAGATCACGGAACTTGCGGATGCGCTCGGCAACGACGTCATTCATATTCCCGTAGGCGGCTCGACCGTCGGCCGATTTCTTCTTCTCGGCATTGAGGCAGACTTCGGCGATATCGGTGATCGAGTCGAGCGCGATGGACTCGAATTGCTTTCCGACGGGATCATTGACAATGAAGTCGTAGACCTCGTCCAGTTTTTCGATACTGTCGATGGCTTCGTACGGAAGATCGAAGTCGGCCAAAGACAGAAGCCCCTTCTCGGTCGAAAGGATCATCGGGTTTGGAAGCCCGCGAATCGCCAGAGTCTTACCAGCTCCTGATTCTCCGAAACAGAGAATCTTGACGCCGTCGGACCCGCCCCCCTTGGTCGATTTGAGTTGCACGCTCATATTGCTCCTTTGTCTCCGGTCACCCTAAGAGACGTGCTTTCGGTCGGTTTTCCTGTCGAAAGCTATGGACAACTTTAGAGCCTTCACGCAATACTGTCAAGCAACGAGGAGAAAATATGAACCGACTCGCAGAACTCCGAAAGCGGTTAAAGGACCGGCGGCTGTATATCGTCGCCAAAGCTATCGGGGTTTCCTACTCTTCCCTTCGGAAAATCTTTACCGGCGAGACCGGAAACCCGTCGATACTCATGGTCGAAAAACTTGAAGCATACCTCGACGGCCGGGAAATCCCGAACGGCGAGACTCAGAAGGTCGGCTAGTCATGGGCAACCTTTCGCCTTTCATGTCGGGCCATGTTCAGCCTCGAGACTCCAAAGGAACGCCCGAGGAACAACTAAGGCAGGCTATAGAATCCGCTGGACTTCCGCCACCTGCGTCAATCCATGTCGACGGTCAGATCCACCGGTTTGCAACATCATCAAAACCGGACGACGATAGCGGATGGTACGTGATCTATTCCGGCGATGTTCCTGCTGGCGCTTTTGGGGACTGGCGGTCTGGCGTCAATCAAAAGTTCGTCGCTGACATCGGACGCAAGCTGACACCAGTTGAGGAAATGCAGAACGCGCAGCGGATTGCAGACGCCAAGCGGCGCAACGAGGAAGACCGCAGAATCCGGAACGAGCGCGCCGCGGATACCTGTCAAGAAATCTGGGACGGTGCGATGGGCGCCGGCCCCGACCATCCGTATTTGAAGCGCAAAGGCATTAGTCCTCATCTTGCCAGGCTTGCCAGTGACGGCCGGCTCATCGTTCCGCTATTCGACGCTGACGGCAATCTATCAACCTTGCAGTACATTGACGCCGACGGTGACAAGAAGTATCACCCGGGCGGCAAAGCGAAAGCGGGCCTGTGCCAGATTGGGGCATTTCCACTTCCTGGTGATGTCAAGGCATCTGGCAAGATTTACATTGCCGAGGGCTATGCAACCTCGGCCACGATTTACGAAGCAACTGGCATGGCCTGTATCGCGGCCTACTCGGCTGGCAACCTTGAGTCGGTAGCCATGATTGTCCGTAACCGGTTTCCGTCTGCGGAAATCGTCATTGTCGCTGACAACGACAAGTTCGATGAGCGGCAGAAAATCTATCCCGGCCGACACTTCGCCGACCTTGCCGCTGCGGTATCTGGCGCCACCGTGGTGATGCCACCGGGTGATCCAGGGTCAGGTGACGCCAACGACTACCGGGCCAATGGCGGCGATTTGATCGCGCTTCTGACGCCAAGCCTGGACATGGTGTCCAAGCTCAAGGCGATCTTCGGCGACGAACTGGGCGACGAATATGAAGCCCCTGACGAGGTGGTGCAGGGCCTAGTTGTCGCGCGTGCCTTGACGGTCATTTACGGCGATTCCAACTCAGGTAAAACATTCTTTGCCTTGTCGCTTGGATGCGCGGTTTCCGAGGGTGTTTCCTGCTATTCCCGTATGACAGACGGCGGCCTTGTCATCTATCTTGCCACTGAAGCGCCGGGTTCCATCCGTGCCCGTATGCAGGCCCTCAAGAGATTTCATCAAGTGAAACTTTCGCGCCTTGTCATGGTCCCCGTTCCGCTCAATTTCTACTCGAATGCTGGTGACGCCATGGACGTTATCCGGCTTGTTGACCAAGTTTCGCGTGCGCGAAATGCACCGGTTAGAATGATTATTGCCGACACTTTGGCTCGCATGTCAGCCGGTGCAAATGAGAACAGCGGCGAGGATATGGGGCCCGTTATGGACCGTTTTGCTTTGGTCGCCGAGCACACCGGAGCGTCGGTTGTCATCATCCACCACAGCGGCAAAGATCAAGCAAAGGGCGCTCGCGGATGGTCAGGAATCCGCGCTCACATCGATACCGAAATTGAAGTCGAAGAATCCGACGGAACACGCTTTGCCAAGGTCACAAAACAACGTGAGCTTGCATCAAAAGGCGACGAAATTGCTTTTGAACTTCAAGTTGTTCAAATGGGAATGTCGAAGTTTGGCGCCGAAGTTACGACATGCGTAGCAGTGCCATCGGAAGGCGAGAAACGCGTCAAAATCGACAAGGCTACACGCGATCGCCACCGCATTCTCAAGGCCGCTTTTGAGTTCAGCGGCATGGATAAACTTGACGGATATCCGTACATCACCCGATCGAGCTTGGTTCAGTATCTTGTCGAGAAAGAGGGCCGCAGTCCTGATTCAGCAAGGCGCGCTGCTACAGAAGCTCCTGATCGGCTGATAGGGTTCCTCACCGTAGCCGGGACCATACAGGCCAAGGGTAACGGGTGGATTGTGACCGATCCGGAGATGGCCTCGGTCATGAATATTTTGGCGTCTGCTAGGGCGAAGAATCAGCAACCTGGAAATGCGGAAATTCAAGTCGGAACCAATGCGGGAGCCGAGGCTAAAACCGAATGAACAACGCACTTCATTCAACATTTCATTTCGTTAATATCTCCAAAATATCTGGACGAGAGAGACATTTCGTAAATGTCCGCGCCGTCCCTTCTGTCCGAAAAGGGCAAAAAACTACCGGACGAAAGGGACGCCACCACTATAGTGGCGTCCAACGTCGTTCGTTTTGCCATTCCAGAGTTTTGTCCAAGGCTGATAGGTGTCTACTTTTTCATACACTGTCTACAAAAGTAGACACTTCCCAAGCCATCAAAAGAAAGGTAGGTTGACCACATGGCAACAAAGAACACTGCTGATGGTAAGGGCAAATTTCAAGGAGATGAGGTAGAACTGCTCTTCAATTCAAGCAATCATTTCGATAGTGAAAAATCAATGGGAGACTACATCGCAACCAACATTTCCGTTTTCTGCGAAGACATCATTGAGGATTCATATCGAGGTTACAGGAGAGAACACAACCTGTTTGGTTTGAAATCCTCCGAGACTGGATCGACTAAGCCATCTGGAACAGGAAGGGTGGATTTCTTTATTCGAGGATCCAGTAATTCTTATCTTGTGGAGATCAAGAATCCTATTCACATATTTTCTGAGCTAACAAAATCAATCGGTCAGATGATGGTATACGGAGAATTGCTGCTCGAATCTGGCGTTCAGGCTCAGATGATACTTGTGACATCAAAGCACGAGAGAATGGTGCCGATCTTGATTAATAAATACCATTTACCGATTAGGTATATTGTCTTTAACAAAGAAATGTCTGTGGAGGCTAAGATCTATGCCTAAAGTCGGAGCGCCCACCAAGTTCAAAAAAGAATACGTCTTCATGGTCGAGAAGATGGCGACGCTCGGACTCACCGACTTGCAAATGGCGGAAGTTCTCGGTGTGGCGGTTTCCACCTTTAGTCTGTGGAAGACAAAACACCCGGAGTTCTCGGAAGCCAACGCGCGGGGCAAGGTTGACCCCAATAGGCAAGTAGAACAGTCCCTCTTTCGCATGGCTCTCGGCGGCTATACCACGAAACGGATCATTCGTGATGCTGACGGCGCTATCGTCAAGACAATTGAGGAAGAGCGGGCAGGCGACGTCACGGCTGCTACAAAGTGGCTCTTCAATCGTGATCCTGAACGGTGGAAAGACAAACAAGAGATTGGCCTATCGGGAGAACTTGGTCTCAACTTTACGAATCTGACTCCCGAGGAATTCGAGAAACGCAAGGCTGAATTGTTGGCGAAGGTAGGGAAGAAGTGAACCAATACCAAATGACTGTTGTTTGCGAAGGCAAAATGGTTTTCCCAATTGATCCAAAAACCGGCGAACCGTTGAGAACAACTTGCTACGATGTTTCACCATGGATCAACCCGGCTAACGGAGAATGCATTTCCTATCAGCAATACCTTGATCGTAGAAATGACCGTTCTGACCCCTGGTATTCATTCGCTCAACTCTCATGACCCCACCCGCCTCCGCTCCCACCTTCCTCGAAACCCTCAGCCCCGACGACCGGATTCTCTACGCCATCATGGTCGAGGAAGAACGCCGCAAAAAGGAAGCCGTCAGCCCGAAGATGGAACTGGCCCGGAACTTCAAGGGCAAGATCATCGGGGCACGCGGCGGTCGTTCTGCCGGCGCCAAGACGACGAGCATGGTATCGCTCAACGTGCAGCAGTCGCACCGCGGCAGACACCGCGTAGTGTGTCTGCGCGAGATCCAAGAAAGCCTCGAGGAATCGCTCTACCAGTCCGTCGAGGAATGCGTCGACCGGCTCGAGTTGCCGGGCTGGCGGTTCCCGCGGTCTCAGGGCTACTGCGAATCGCCGACCGGTTCCCATTGGATCTTCCGCGGTCTCAAAGATCTTCGCGCAGCGCGCAATACCAAGGGCCTACAGGGCTTCGACCGGTTCATCATGGACGAAGCCGCCACCATCATCGGCGAGTCGCTGGACATGGTGATACCGCTGTTAGGCAAGGTCGCCGGCTCACAGCTCTGGTTTGCCTATAACCCCGAAACTGATGCCGATCCGATATTCACGAAAATCTGGTTGCCCTATCAGAACGACCCCGATGCGCTCTTGCTCGACATGTTGCCCGAAGGCGCTGATAACCCCTGGTGGAACTCCGATGCCCAGAAGCTCTCGGACAAGATGCGCCACGATGATCCGGATCTTTGGGAGCACGTCTACGGAGGCAAGCCGCGGAGCCAGGGCGACAAATCGGTATTGCCTCGCGTGGCCATCAGTGCAGCGCTCGGCCGGCCTGCGGAAGCCGGAAAGCCGAAAGAGGCGGGCGTCGATGTCGCCCGCTTCGGTGACGACAAGACCACGGCATATGTTCGCGAGGGAATGAAAGTCACCAAAGCGGAAGTCTGGGCAAAGCTCGATACTCAGGAAACGGCGCGGCGCGTCTGGGATTTGGTTGGGCGCGATCCAACGGTTCCGATCAAGGTCGACGACTCGGGCGTCGGCTGTATCACTGAGAACACAAAAGTCTTGACCTCAAATGGATGGCTACCAGCCCCCGAACTCAAAGCGGGGCAGTCGATATATTCCAGCGATGGGAATGGGAATGTCGTGCTAGAAACAATTCGATCGGTCAAACGATGGGATTCCGTGAGGGTTCTCAAGCGAGATGGTTATGAATTCTCTTTCTCCCATGTGATGCCGTATCGCACTAGGCGAAAGTATCCAGAAAAAGAAACCTCATGGGAGAATATCCTGGATAAGGCTACGCCCTATCTGTCCACTGAATTCAAATATGAAGCCGCCTCTAGTAACCTCATTTTACCGTCGCACGAAATCACGATGCCAAATGGTGGAACTAAAATTGTGAGGAATCCAATCGAGGTCGACGGCAAGGACTTTTGCTCTTTTCTTGGTTGGTTTGTAAGCGAGGGACATCTTGACGGTGGGAAGGTCGGCATAACTCAGAAGAAACAGCACAACCTTTCAGAAATCGAACGAGTCATGTCAATCTTTGGTAGTCAGGTCACGAAGAAGAAAGATGGGTTCACAATGTCCAATATCACGTTAGCGAAATGGTTGTCTGAGAATGCCTATAAAAGTGGTACTGGGTTCTATTCCAAGACAGTGCCACGATTCGTTGCTAACAACTCAATCGAGAATATCAACGCCTTCCTAGATGCATTCGTAGGTGGTGACGGATTTTTGCACCATGGCAAACGTACCTATTGCACTTCTAGCCGATGGCTTGTAGATGACTTGGTTGAGCTCATTATGAAGATCGGTCGTACTGCTGGTACCTATCTGAAATATGCCACTGGGTCTACCGGTACTATTCATGGACGAACGCTTACTAGGACAGCTGATCATTTTAGCATCTACGAATTCAGCCCGACTCAAGACAATGGGACGCGTGCATTGAAGAAAGGAATAGTTGAGACAACGATCGAGCCAGTCTATGAGCTTTCAATTACTGGCGCTTCAAAACTCTTCATGACTATGTGTTCTAACCGAAGGCCGATTTGGACGCACAACGGTGGCGTTACGGACAAGTTGCGCGATCTCGGCGCCAAAGTCGTGGCCGTCAACTTTGGAGGCAAGCCGGACGACGAGGAAAAGTATACCTCGGTAGCCGACGAAATGTGGTTCACTTTCGGCGAGATCATTGATCAGGTGGGGTTGCCCGACGATCCTCTCTTGCTCGAGGAACTGGGCGGCCGCCAGTATAAGTACACTTCGAAGGACCAGCGTAAGATCGAAGGCAAGGATGAGTTTAAGAAACGCCTTGGCCGATCACCTGATAGGGCCGACGGGTTGTTGTTGTGTTTCTACCGCCGTGAAGAGATTGGCTTCCCTATGGCGTTTTCATAATTTGGTTGAAAGGGGTTGGCAGATGGGAGTAAGAACGGTTTGCAGTCAATGTGGACAGGAAGTCGGAGCTGGAAACAAATGCGAAATGTGTTCGTATGCTCACGCGCAGACCGGCCTGGCGGTGAGTATTGTGCTGATGGCCATTGGCTTCACAATCCTAGCCCTGTTCGTTTGGCAATTGCAGTCCTAGTGTTTTCCTAGACAAACATGCCTCACAGGACTACTATTGGCGCAAAGGGCGGTGCAATGGGAATCTTCGACAGCAAAAAGTCAATCCTGGCTTGGGCTCGGGAACAGGTGTCCAAGATGAGCCAGACCGCAGCCGACGTTATCCGTCACGTATTCCAGCCCAAGTGGAGCTACAGTGCGCGCCGCGATGCTCCAGCCTACCTGGAACTTTTCCATACGACACCGCGTCTCGACCCGGTGGACATGATTTCCACCGACTGCGCCAATTCGCCATTTAAGGTTTTCGCCAAGACTGACCTCCGCGCCGGCAAGAACGACGCTGACCCGCTATTGGACCACCCTGTCTACGATCTGCTCGACAACCCCATTCCTTCCCGGCCCGACATCGACGGGTTCACGCTGCGCTACCTGACTCACGTCTGGTGGGAACTGCAGGGAGACTGCTATTGGATCGTCGTCAAGGACGCTTCGAACCGGCCTCGCGAGATCTACCCGATTCCGTCGAACTGGGTTATTTCGGCGCCGACCATTTCGATTCCGTACTTCCTGGTCATGCCGCAGGGCAACACGGCAAGCCAGAGCTTGTTGGTCGCCCCCGAAAACGTGGTTTGGTTCAAGAGTCCGAATGTAGCACAACCTTATGCCCGCGGACGCGGCCGTGCCGAGGCAATCGGCGATGAGCTCGAGACCGACGAGTATGCCGCCAAGTTTTCCAAGAACCTGTTTTTCAACGATGGCACGCCGAAGTCTGCTGTCATCGCGCCGGGTGCCAACCAAGAAACGCTGAACCAGCTGCGTCAGAACTGGAATCAGTCCTACCAGGGAACCGCGAACGCCAGCAAGACCGCGTTCCTCGGCGCGGACATGAAAATGCAGATTCTTTCGACCTCACCGCGGGAACTTGATTTTGTGGCGTCCCGTGAGTTCCTTCGCAATGCCCCGCTCGAGCACTGGAATATCCCGCCCGAAATGATGGGCATTCTGAACAACTCGAACCGCGCCACCATCGAGAGCGCGAAATACCTCTACATGAGCGGGCCGGTGGCCAATCGGTGTATGCGTTTCGATTCCATGGTCAACCGGCAACTGATGCCCATGTTCGATGCGCGGTTCGTCATCAAGACCGAGCCAGCCATTCCCGAGGACAAGGAATTTAACCTCAAGGTTTCGACCGAAGGTTGGACCAGCGGAGCCATTACCCGCGGCGAATGGCGGTTGCGGAACGGGCTTTCGAAGTTCGGCAACCCAGCCGATAATGAGGTCCAGGAATCCTTCAATGTTACCATGCGGAACATCAATGCTACTGGGTCAGCGAAGCCCGATGAAACCGGCGAAGATCAGGAATCCGGCGATGACGACGTGGCGCTTCCGACGGTTCCGCAGGATGACAACCAGCCGGCTGAAGATGAACCGCTTCCTCCTCAACCTGACGAACAGATGCCGGTCAATGGAACGCCCGGACTATCGCCCGAGAAGCGCGCCAAATCATTCTCCGTCGACCAGAGGCGCAAAGCATGGCAGGCCTTTGACAAAGCGGCCGGAGCTACCGAGGGGCCGTACAAAAAGGCCGTGAAGAAGATCGCCGACCGCCAGCAGGAAGAGTTCAACGCCGCATTCAGCGATTCCTTGAAACAGGGCCTAAGTCCTTCGATCGCGCTCTCGACGGCCACGCTATCGGTCTTCGGTGATGAGGAAAACGCAGCCGTGCAGAAAGAGCTCTATTCGTCGTGGATGAACTCCATGCAGGGCGGATTGCGGCTGGCAAACAATGTCCTTGACACCTCGGTTTCGTTCTCCGTCGTGCAGCCAGCTTTCCGGGCCTGGATTGACGAGCACGGTCTCGAGAAGGCGCAGGACATCAACGACACCACGAAAGAACTACTGGCCAACTCTCTAGGCGATGGCATCGCTGCTGGTGAAAGCACGGTTGAACTCGAGACTAGGATTGCCGATCAGTTTGACGGACTGCGCGACTACCGGACAGAGCGCATTGCGCGCACGGAGTCGGCCGGGTCTATGAACTTCGGATCGACCGCAACATACAAGTCGGCCGGCGTCGAAAAGAAGTCTTGGCTGGCAGTCCAGGACGACAGAACGCGAGACGCTCATGCCGAGGCGGACGGTCAGGTTGTCGGCGTCGATGAGGCATTTGTAGTCGACGGTGAAGAGTTGCAATACCCGGGTGACCCGAGCGGAAGTGCGGAAAACATTATACAGTGCCGATGTAGTATTTTGCCCGAGTTTGGCAAGGATGACGAAGAATGAAGTGCCCAACATGCGGCTCCGCGACATGGGCCGACAAGATTGAAGTTGTCGGTGCCGCCTCATTCATCCATCGGTGTTTCTGCGGCTGGTGCTCGAGACCTGATATTGAAAGTCGGGAACGGATGTTGCGTCCGTTGCCCGGGCCGAAGTTCATGAACTATGCGGTGAGGAAGTGAAGCCCGCGCCCGGCACCGTTGCCGAAGCGATCGAAGCCTACCGGAAGGAAATGGCCTTGGCGCGGCGTGATGTTGCTATTCGGGAACTATCCGCTATAACCGAACAAGAATCGCAACGACCATCTGAACCGTTGCCAGATCTTCGGCAACGGTAGCATCCTCTGGCGGTACCAAACGGACTTTCGTAGTATGACGGTTCTTGGTGAACCATCGGAGCTTATGCGCAAGAGGATCACTGAGCAACCTTCAGGTCGATCAGAATCCGCATAGCGACAAGCCCTAGCACAAAACAGGCAAAGCCAAAAGCGATTAGGTTGCCCATCATTTCCCCTCCACTTCCAAAAAATCCATCGGGTCAAACCCCGCTTCGAAATGCAGATGATAGCCTTCGGCATCGCCAGTTTTGCCCATCTTGCCGACCGGATCCCCGCGCTTCACGACATCGCCGCGGCTGACCCAAAGTTCGGAAAGGTGCGCATACCGCGTATAGATCATGACCGGGGTTCCGTCCTGCCACTTGAGCCCGGTGTTGGACTGAATCACGACACAGATACCGTATACCGAGTGCGGGTGCCGCGGTCCGAAGACTGCGAAGACGATGCCGTCGGCCGCAGCGTGAATCATCGCGTGGATCTTCGTCGCGTCCTTCGGGATGATGTCGACGCCATCGTGAAGCGAATCGCCGCCGCCGGTCTGAGTCTTTTTTAAATCGGACCGTTTGCCGTAACCGCTGGTGATGACGTGATCCGCGATTGGCCAGGAAAGCTTCGGAATATCCAGGATGGGCGATGGCACTTCGACCGTTCGAAAGATCACGATCGGAGCCGTCGGGACCATCTGGATTTGCGGGGTGCAGCTGATGATGAGGAAGGCGAGTGATAGGATTTTCATGGCTTTGACGGTAGAACGGGTTTGGCTGGGCGTCAAGGTTGGTCCGTTTCGGTGGGGATATTGTAGGCGTGGCAGATGTCGATCAACGTTTCGTCTTTCATGATATCCAAAGGCCGAAACGAAGGATCGTGAATATTTCTACCGGGATTGCTGATAGCGTCGATCATTTCCTTCCGAGTCATGGGCCGTTTCTTGGCGGGACGGCGGATGGCTTTCTCATCGAGGTAGTGGGTTGTCACGCTGATATATGCCGTCTCTCCTGTTCCTAGAACTACCTCTTCACCGATCTTGAAATGATCCTTCAAGAGTTCTTCCCTGACTCGCTCAGCGAACTTTCCGGCGAAGAAACGCATCTTGCCCTTGAAGACATCGCGCTCCATCCCTGATTTCTTATGCTCAGCGTCGAATTCCCAGAACAGTTGCTCGAGCAAATCCTCGAGATCACCGCCGTACTTCAAGCGCAACTGGCCCTTGGTTTCCGCTCTCACCTCTTCCCGCACGGCCTCGCGGTCAGCTTCGATGCGATCCCATAGTAAATCGGGGGTATTTCGATGACAGCATCCCTCAAGAAATTCCCTCGTCAGTTTCTCACTCACCGCTTCCTCCTCTTCGCCGCGCCATTTCGGCCAACGCGGCAGCCTGGCGCTTCGACTCTGCCGCTTTCCGAATACTCAAGAACACGCCGACAACAATGATCACGATTCCGACGCCGGCCGCGATCAACAGCAACCACGTCGCCCAGCAGAACAGGATGAGCACCGAGCCCGAGAACGGATTCCATGACCACCAGGGCCAAGCGAGAGTGGCATCGAGCTTCTGGCCGGTGAACGCGATAGTTACTAGGGCACCGGCGGCCGAAATGATGTTGGTTAGTTTGGGTGGGGTCATTTGGTCACCAGCCCAAGCCGTTGCATCAATCCACAGACCCATGCTCCGAACTTTGTTCGGTGTTCATGATGGACAAAATCAGAGCATGTCCATGCTTTCTTGATCTTGCGTTTTCCTTGTAAGGGACCTAGCATAAAGGGCTCATCAGAAATTGGAAGCACATGCTTTTCGCCATATTGGTCAGTGTATTCGAACCTACTGCCACGGTTACTTTTGATTCCCATTACTTCCCCGTCTCCTTCACTTCCTGCTCAACCAACGTCGCCAGCAAGTCGGCTACCGTGGTATCGCGTTCGATGGCCAGGATCTTGAACTTCTTCCAGACCTCCGGGTCAACCTCGACGTTGATGTTCACTGGAACAGCCCGGCGGTGTATTCGGCGAAGTTGCCAGCCTTGACGTGGATACCGCCCATATAGATTTCGCCACGGTCAATCTGCATGACCTCGATACTCCCGAATGCGAACTTGACAGCCACCTTTTCGGCCGTCACCTTCATCACCTCGAATGGCACGATGGACATCAGGATCGCCTTCCCCGTGACGTCGGTTGCGATGTCCGGCCCCATGAACTTGTACACCTTGCCGACTTCAAGCTGTGTCGGCCCGACCACGGCTATCTCAGTCGCCGCAGCTGATGCATTCACCGTCGAGTTCTGAATCGGCGCTACTGGCGAGACGGTCTTCACCTTCGGCGGTCTGCCGCGGCGTTTCTTTTCGGGTTCCTGTTCTGACATAACACTCTCCATTTCGTATCAATGCGAAAATAATTACGATTGAGTCTAATCCGATCCATCCGAAAACACAAGTCCGTTTTGTAAAGACATAGCGGGTTTGCGGGCTTTATAGTTGCCCCATGAGTCAAAAGCGGGAAAAGGTCGGACGTTTCCAGATCAAGCAAGTTGGCGACCCTGCTGACCGCGTTCTTCGTTTCCTCGGAACCGACGAGAGCGAGGACCGCGATGGTGACATCATCAAGGCCGACGGCTGGAAATTCGACAATTACCTGAAAAATCCTGTCTTCCTCTGGTGTCACAATTCCTGGACCGTTCCGCTGGCCAAGTGCATCGCAATCCAGAAAGCCGCCGGATCCACCGGCACCACCTTTGATATCAAGTTCGCTTCGATCGACGAACTGTGCACCGACCCCGATCATCCTTCCGACGAAGCGCTTTTGGCCGACACGGTATACAACGCCTTTTTGAACGGCTACCTCAACGCCGTCTCGGTCGGCTTCATCGCGCTCGAGTCCGAGGAAAATGATTCCGATAAGGATCTGCCCCAGTGGCAGCGTGGACGGATCTTCACTTCCCAGGAAATGATCGAGCTTTCCGCTGTTCCCATTCCTGCCAATCCCAACGCCCTGGTTCAGGCCCGTTCGTTCAAGGGCTGGAAAGACGGCGAGTTCGAAATCCTCAAGGGGCTTCTTTCGACCAAGGGCGCCATTCCCTACAAGAAGTTTCCGCTCGCCGAGAAGGACGCCGCTTGGGATGGCCCAGCTGTCATCAAAGAATGTGACATCGAAGATCTGGCCAAGATCAGCGCATGGAAGGATTCCAGCAAAGATACCGCTGATCTGACGAAATCAGATTTCAAACTTCCGCACCATGAAGGCCCGGGCGAAGGTTACAAGACCGTCTGGGCAGGTGTGAAGGCGGCCATGGGCGCACTGCTCGGTGCCCGCGGCGGCGTGGATATTCCCGAGGCCGACAAGGAAGCCGTTCATGCTCACCTTTCCAAGCACTACAAAGAATTCGACGAGGAACCGCCCGAACTGAAGGGCTACACGGCCGCTGAACTCAAGGCCATGTTCGAGGAGGACATCGTGAACCAGAAAGACGTCGATGCTGCCGTGGCTAAAGCGGTCGAACCGTTGGCCACGCAGATCGAGGCATTGAAGAAACAGCTTACCGCCAAGGCTGGCGCGCGTCTCTCGGCTGACAGCGTCGAGAAGCTGACCAAGGCCATGGAGCACTTGATGGCTGGCCACAGTGTTCTTAAGGGTCTGATGGATGGGTCGGGCGAGGAGCCAGAAGGCCAGAGCCAGTCGGAAGGCACTCCCGGAACTGATCTCAACGGTCTGGTTCCGGCGCCAGGTGAAGACGGTGAGAACGCTGGCGGCAAGTCCTTCGGCATCGATCTGAGCAAGATCGATTTCAAAGAGTATCAAAGCGCGTAACTCTGCGCGAGCAGAAAAGACTTAGGAGGTCTTAACGTGGAAAAAACGGAAAAGGAAAAGCTGGATGAACTGCTCGCCCAGACCGCTGAAAAAGCGGCTACCAAGGCTGTGCAGGACTACCAGGAAAAGCAGGGCAATGTCGTCGACAAGACCATCGGCCAGTTCATCATGAACGCCAACAAGGCCTCAGGCGACGGCATCACCGTCGGTGGACGCGTCGAGGTGCCCAAGGCGATCAGCGCGGCCCGCTGGATCAAGGTCGCCGCCATGGCCGAGAAGCATCGGACTACGTTCGATGACACCCTCAAGGCTATGTATCCCGACGACGGTCTGATCTCGAAGTTGCTGACCGAGCAGAAGGCCGTCAACAAGGCTCTTTCGGCCACCATCCCCAGCGAGGGCGGTTTCACGGTTCCCCAGGTTCTCGCCTCGGAAATCATCATGCCGCTCTACACTCTCATCGGTGTGACCAAGCTCGGCGGACGTCGCGTGCCCTTGCCGAACGGCAACATGACCATCCCTCGCATCAACACCGCGGCCACCGTCGGATGGATCGGCGAGAACAGTCCTTCCGGCGTGAGCCAGGAAGTCATCGGCGACGTGAAGCTGAATGCCAAGAAGCTCGGCGTCATCGTCCCCGTCTCGAACGACCTTCTGCGCTCGGCCGACATCGCCGCCGACCAGTGGGTATTGGACGACATCCGCAACCAGATGTTCGTCGAGATGGACCGCGCCATGCTCTACGGTTCGAACACTGCGTTCCAGCCCCCCGGCTTGGCCACGCTCCTGCCTTCCGGCCAGATCCAGGGATCCAGCTCGACCGCTTTCACCACTACCCTGATCTCGACGCTGTATGGCAAGATCCGTCAGGCCAACGTCACGATGATCTCCCCCGGAATCATCATCAACGCCGGCACCGAAGCCTACCTGATGAACCTGACCACCACGACCGGCGCGTTCCTGTTCTACGCCGAGATGGTCGAGCGCGGCACGATCCGCGGCATTCCCTATGCCGTGTCGAACAACGCAAAGTACACCACGTCGAGCACCGACTTCGTGGACTTCTTCATCGGCGACTGGTCGGAGTTCATCGTCGGTACTCAGGGCGACCTGATGATCGAGACCTCGCGCGACGGCAGCTACGAATCGGGCGGCACGACCTACTCGGCGCTGTCCCGCGACCAGACCATCGTTCGTTGCTTGTCGCTCCAGGACTATGCGATCCGCCACAGCGCTTCGTTCATTCAGTACACCGCCAAGCTGGCGACGAGCTAAGGAGGAACCATGTTTTCAAGCTTCCTTGAGCGGACCAACGCCGCTCAGACCATCCTTCCCGTCGTCACCGTCGGGAACTCGACTGTTACCGGTGTCACCGTTGACCGTCAGAACTACCTTTCGTGCGCGCTCGAGTATTCGGCCGGCGTCAATCCGTCTGTCCCCACGGGGTTCACGGTCGCGATCATCATCGAACACTCGACGACCACGAACAGCAACTTTGCTACATGGGTGACCATTCCCACCTTCGGCACGGCAGCTGACCTTTCGGCGGCTTCGACCGTGGTCTACCAGAACGTGGACCTCCGCGGCGCCAACCGGTATATCCGTGCGAAGGAGACTCTGACCTTCACTGGCGGAACGTCGCCTTCGTCGGCTCATGGCGTGAACTTCATCCTCGGTGATGCGATCACCGAGGCGCCCGTTCTGGCCGGCACCAACCTGGGAGTTCTCCCGACTCAGTAACGGAAAGGCTTTTGAGAAGCAAGGGCCACGGATCGAAAGGTTCGTGGCCTTTTTTGAAAAGAGGAGATTATGCCGAGTATCGGATTGACTACGCTAGCTGACTGCAAGACTCTGCTCAACATCGGCAGCGGCGACACGTCCAAAGATGCTTTGCTGACTCTTCTCATCGGTGCCATCAGTACCGAGGTTGAAACGTTTCTTTCCCGGAAACTCGGCACCACCGATTATGTGGAACAAGTCCCCGTCAACGGCCGTCAGCTGCTCCAAATGCTGCAATGGCCGATCAACAGCATCGCATCCATCATTGAAAGCACGGTCACGCTGGTCCCAGGCCAGGACTATCTTCTGTTGCCCCAGTATTTGGCTTCGGGTCAAATCTACCGCGGTTCCGGATGGGCTGGCCCCATGTGGGTTCGAGGTCTGACTGCGGATCCCTTCGCGGGCCAGATCATCATCACTGTCAGCTACAATGCGGGATATGTTCTTCCCGGTGACGGTCCTGTTACTGGCGTTGATCCACTTCCTAAGGACATTCAGTTTTGCGTTTCGCTCATGGTTTCAAAAGCTTATGGGCTGTCTCAGTCCGGCAACCTCGGCGAGAACCTGGCTAGCATTAAGGAAGGCGGACTGGCATACAGCTACGACAATCCCGCGAAAGTGCCAACTGATTTGTTTGGTATCGTGGCCGGAATGCCGATGCAGTTTGCTACCTATCTCACGCCATATCGAAGGTGGGCCGTAGCGTGATTCTCACCACCACCGTCGAAATCTACAGCCGAACCTCATCGCTCGACCCTAACAACGAGGGCATTCCGAAGTTCACGTATACGCTGGCATTGAGTACCGGTGCGAGCGTTCAGCCGGCAACCCTGACCGAGTCCGAGTTGAAAAGCTGGGGCATCTCGTCGCTGGTCACAGACTCAAAGCGCGTATTCATTCCCGGCATCTATGAACTCGGTCAGTCGTGGGCCATGAAAGACCTCGGCACTTCGAAGACCTACCAGATTCGCGCCGTCAATCCGTGGCCTTGGATTCACACCGAAATGATCTGCGAGCCATACCAAGGGAAGTCGCCGATATGAGCGATATCCAGAACGAACTCAACATTGCGGCCGAGAAGTTCTCTCTTTTCGGAAAACAACAGCAGGACAAACTTTCCAAAGCTCTTGTTCAGGGGATGCTCAAGATCCTGGCCCAGGCCAAAAGGAACGCGCCGAAAGATACCGGTCGCTTGGCTCAGTCGATTACTCAGACACCCGTCCAGCAGGAAGACGGCAAACTCGTCATCTATGGCGGCCCGACTGTCGAATATGGCGCTTTGGTCGAGTTTGGGACCGGGCCCCATGTCACCAGTCAGGGTCACGACGATTTCATTTTGTCGATCACCCGCTGGGGTGAACGAAAGGGTATGAGCCAGCAAGAAATCGAAGCCTTGATTTACCACATTCGCAAATATGGAACGAAACCTCATCCCTATCTCGGGCCGGCTTGGTATTCGCTCATTCGGGAAGTGCAGGCCGACATCCAAGAGGCGATGCAGGCATGAACATCATCGGATGGGTTTACAAAACACTGGTGGCTGATTCCGCTCTCGTCGCCGCTCTCGGCAGCTCAGACCAGATCCTTAGGGAATATCCGGATCTGATCGATGCTACACCGATCGTGAGTTTTTCCGAGGCGAACAACCGTGACGATTCGTTCTACGACAACCAGCCGTTGAGCGCCAGTTCGGCGGTCGACATTCACGTGTTCACGGACTTCGAAACGCCGACATCCACGATTGCCGATCTGGTGAGCAACACCATGAGAGGCATTCTTTTTACTCGAGACTATCAGGCTGATATGGATGATCCCAGTCAGAAGATTAGGCACAAAGTCATGAAGTTCTCCCGAGACAACATCGTTGCCGGGAATTTGCAATAAAGGAGGCTCAAGATGAGCGGAACCCCCCAGGCCGGTGTTATCGGTCTTTCAAATCTCACGTATTGGCCGCTGACATCGGACCCGGCGACCGGTACTCCCACCTACGGAGCGGCGGTGTCGCTTCCTGGTATCGCGGAACTCAACTTCGATCCGAAGGCGAGTCAGACCCCGTTCTTCGGTGACAACACGCTGATCGCTGTTGGCAGCACCACGGGTTTCCGAACCCTCGGCGCGAAGCTCTATGATATCGACCCGCAGTCGCTCGCGACTCTGATGGGCCAGACCTATGCCAATGGTCAGATTCTCGACCAGGGCAACGACATCTCGCCCTACTTCGCGCTGGCTGGCAAGGTGCTTCGCAACAGCACGACCGGTGGCGTCCCCACGCAGCAGTACGTCGTGTTCTACAAGGTCCAGTTTATGAAGCCCAAGTCGGATTGGAAAACCAAGGCCGACAAGATCACCTTCATCGAAGTCAGCCTCGATGGATCTGCAGTGGCACTGACTTGCAATGGTCAGTATGGCCTTATGCAGCGCGCAGACGACCCGAACGGAAGCGCTGCGGCTCTGACTGCCTGGTTCACTACCGTGCAGTTCAACGGCGCCGACAACAGCGCCTTGAGCGTGGTGTTCGCGGCTGGCGGGACGACCAAGACCATCACCGCCACCTTCAGCAAGGCCTCAACGTCCGGCGCCATTCCGTTCACCATGGCCAGTGCATCGACGCTGACGGCTTTGGCAAACGAGGTGCTGTTCGTGAACTCGACCACTGCCAGCGTCGGTGTCGCGGTGCCCGCTACGTGGGTCCTGACGACTCCGGGCGCAGGCTTCTCGAACAACACGATCGTGTTCACGGGGACTCTCGGCGCGGGTGCCGTGGCCGGAAATACCGTGACCGCGGCTCTGCGTTCGAACTCGACCGTGGTAGATAACAACGGAACCAGCGCAACGGGTGTCGGTAAGGGCACCTTGACCCTGGCCTAAGATCTAATTCGGCGGGGCGATATTGGAGTGGGGAGGTTTGCTTCCTCTTTCCTCTAAAGCTTCAATCGCGCCCCGCTTCTAAAAAAGAGGAAGGAACATGGCAAAGAACATCGGAAAACACGTAGGACAGCCAGTGATGATCGCCGGTCAGGAATATCGTCTGAGTCTGACGATGCTTGGCCTGGACTACCTGGACGAGAAATACGGCGCTGGCGAGGCAATGAAGAAGTTCCAGGAAATGGGGCAGAAGCTTCAGTCCGGAAATATCGACAAGGAAGCACGCTCCGTTCTGCTCGACTGGGTTCGGGCATCCCTGATTCACAACCAGTTCGACGAACAGGGAGTGAAGGTGCGCGACATCCCTACCGAGTTCCAGATCCAGTCATCGGTTTCGGTTGGCGAATTGCTCGCCCTCGGCGCCAAGGTCATGGAAAGCTACCGCGCCTCGTTTCCCGCTCCGAAACAGGAAGGTGATATCGACCCTCCCTAAGCGCGGATGCGGAGATTCCGTGGGACTACTTGTACACGGCCGCGCTTTCTTATCTCCACTGGACGGACTGGGGATTTTGGTCCTCAACGCCCAGGAAGCTTCTAGCGTGTCTTGATGAGTTCTGGTATCTGGACCACTTGAGGTCATACGAGGCCGCTGCATACAACTTGGGATTTTTCGGAGTCATGTTCAGCAAAGACGTGCAGATCCCGGATCCGCCCGAGCGAAAGAATAAGCCTAGAGGCGTTGTCACAACGAACGACGCAGGGCTTGCACTGTTGGAAGGAATGTTTTGAGCGACGAAGCCAGCTTTAGTCTAACAGCAAAACTTCTCGGCGATGGATCTGGCCTCGCAACAGCTCTTGAAAATGCCCAGAGCATGCTCAAGGGGTACGGACTCGACCTCGAGAAGATGACGGAAGAGGGCTCTGCGCTTTTTAAAAAGTTCGGCGTGGATGTCGACGGGTTTGCGGAGAAGTTCGGCGCCAGCAGTGAACTTCTTGTCGGCCTGGCAGCCGCGGGCGTGGCTATCTTCGAAGTCGGAAAAGAGATCTTCGAAGTCGGCGAGAAGTTCGATGAAGCTTTCTCGGTCATTGGCAAATCGACAGGCGCCGTCGGGCCGCAGCTGAGAGAACTCAGTGACGAGTTCGTGAAGGTCATGGGGTCTGGGGTAACTCAGGGCATCGATGATCTTTCAGAAGCGTTTTCCCTATTGGCACAGAAACTCGATCTGACCGGAGATGCATTGGTTCAGGCTACGCAAGAGTTCTCCGCGTTTGCCGATGTGAATAGGACGTCGGTCGCCGAATCGGTGCGACTGGTGACGGACCTGATGAACCAGTGGAATATCTCGATCGAGGATTCCGCTGAACTCATGGACCAGCTGACGAAAGCAGCGCAACTCACCGGTAAACCCGTCACCGAGATCAGCCAAGCAGTCATCGGCTCAAGCGCTCAATTCAAACAGCTTGGACTCTCGCTCACCGACTCTATCGGGTTCCTGACGGCCTTCTCCAAGGCAGGTGCCGATGTCAGCGCGACGACGCAGGCGCTTAATCATGCCGTTGTCACTTTGTCGCAGTCTGGCCGTGACGTTCCGGAGGCGTTTCAAGAAGCCATCAGCGCCATTCAGTCCGCCAAAGATCCGCAGGAAGCTCTCAACGCGGCGACAGAGATTTTCGGCGCTCGCTCTGCCCCCAAGATGGTCGACGCCCTCCGCAACGCGAAGTTCGACCTGCAGGGATTCACCGAAGCTATCGCCACGGCTGGTGGAACTGTCGAAAAGACTAACGAAGCAACCGAGTCTATAGGTGACAAATGGGCGGCGCTCGGAAACAAGATCATGGCCGCTGTCGAGCCGATCGGCGAAGTCTTCATCACAGTGGGAAAACTCGTCATCGACGCAATCAACAAGATCGTGGAAGTTCTATCGAACATTCTAACTCCGGCTTTCGATCTACTGCGCGATGAATTCCGAGACTTCGGTGATGCATTCAAGGCCGTGTTCGGAGCGGTGGCCGCAGTCCTTCGCGGTGATTGGAGCACGGCATGGACCGAAGCCCAGCTGGCGGCACTGAACGTTATCAAGGCTGTCCTGGACTTCTTCTCGGCGATGGCAAACCAGGTCATCGGAATCATCAACAATATGACCTCGGCACTTCGAACAACTCTGGATGCCGTCGGCGTGCATATCAAGGCAATCGGCGCCGTTTCTCTTGCCGAGGTCACCGGCATCTCTGAAACCATCAAGAAGCTCTATGCCTCACTGGAACAGGACGGGAATGAGGCAACAAAGAAGCTCGGTCAGCAGGCCGCCGCTCGAGAAAAGATCATCAACGATGAAGCGAAGACTTACGGCAAAAGCACGCAAGAAATGATCAGGGATGGTCTGGCACTTGAGGCTGAGTATGAAAATCAGATCGAAACTCAGAAGGAATTGACAAAACTGTACTATGGTACTGCCGTTGCCTCGGATCAAGCGGCGAAAGCTTTGGCCCAGAACACAGCCTTGATTGGGGGCGCCATTACCGGGTTGGTAGAGGGCCCCATGGTGGCACTGGGCGGCGCTCTCGAGAAAGGCGAAAACGCTTGGCACGCTTTGGGGACTGCGGCACTTCACTCCATTGGCGCTATCGTGAAGGGCTTTGCTGACCAGATGGCGGCCAAGGCAGCGCTGGATTATGCGCAGGCCTCGGCCTACGCTTCCAACCCGTTCACCGTATTGGCGGCCCCGGGGTACTATGCCCAGGCCGCTATTGAAGGGGGCGCCGCCGCCGCCGGCTACGTGGCTGCCGGTGCGTTGCAAGCTTTCGAACGCGGTACTCCGTACTCAAGCGGAGGTGCGGCTATGTTGGCCGAAGCCGGCCCAGAACTTGTCATGTCACCCGGCATCCACACTCTCGCACAGGGAAGTGCCGTTCTCGATGCGGCCAGTACAGCCAAGCTCATGGGCCACGGCAAAGGAACCACATTGCAGTTCAACATCGGCAAAATGGATAGCTCGAGTGTTGGTGCCACGTTGCGCCAGGCGCAGGCTATCGCGCGAAGCATGGCTTTCCAGGGTGTGCTATGAGAAAACTCGTTTACACAAACCCACTCGGAGTCTCTGTAACTCTGTTCGATGACAAGTACCTCATTACGACTCTTGACGGAATTGATCTGCCAACTGTCGATCTTCAGGAGCAGAAGGCGCCCTATCAGGACGGAACGACATATCTCGATGCTCTACTCGAGCCACGGACGATCATCGTGACTGGCGCCATCGTGAATATCCAACAGCTGGGCTCGATCTTCACGAACAGAGCAATCATTCTCTCCGCGTTGAATCCCAAGAACGGTCCCGGCGTCCTGACCTATACCAACGACAACTCGACCTATACGACAACTTGTATCATTGCTCAGGCGCAGTTTCCGAATAAACTAGCAACTGATCCCTTCCAGATTTTTCAGATTCAGATTTACTGCAATGACCCCTACTGGTATGCATCGGCCAGCAGCTCCGCGTCGATGTCAGTTGTCACCGGCGGCCTCACGTTCCCGATCACTTTCCCGATCACTTTCGGAACCTATACTGGAAACTTGCCAGTAGGGGCGAATAATTCCGGCGATTCCGTCACGCCGGTGCTCATCACGATCACCGGTCCATCTCAAGTCCCGATCGTGACTAATACCACTACAGGCCAGTTCATTTCCTCGAACATCACTCTCAACAATGGCGATGTCTTGATCATCAACACCAAGTTTGGTTCGAAATCAGTGGTCTATTATCCGAGCGGCGGAACGCCACAGAATCAGATGGCTTCATTGGTGGCCGGATCATCGTTCTGGAATCTCAACATTGGAAGCAACATTCTGAATTTCTCGGATCTTACTCTCGGGGCTGCTATCTGTGTGGTAAGCTGGAACAATCGATACTCTGGGCGATAGCAAGCAATTCGAATAGGAAGGAAATAAAATGGCAGCGACGATCACGACTTTTGCTTATGATGCGGTGGCTGGCGCGCCGACTTACAACTCGGCTCAGACCACCGACTGGATGAACCAGGTTACTGGGCGCCCCGCTGGCGTCATTCCTGGCGAAGATCTCGGGCTTGTCTGTACAGCAGACGGTCTCGGGAACGTGCTGACGCAGAATGGCGTATCGGTTCTTAATGGTCGTACTGCTGTTCTTTCTGCCGGTCCGCAAACCACAGCCATTCCTACACTCCCCGCTTCAGGCTTCCGCACAGCCTACGCTGTCGTCATGCGGTATTCCCCTGGCACGCAGTCGACTTCGATCTTCATCATCGCTGGCTCTACGATCGCCAACCCGGGGCCAGCAGTGAATCCCTCGATTGTCTCGACCACCGATATCCTCTTGGCCTATGTGCTTGTCGTGAACACCGGTGGCACGCAGGCCTACACCGTCACCGATGCGCGGACCTTCTCGGATATCAATGTGTTGCCCATCACGGGCGCCGTGACCTATACGAAAAGTCAGCTGGCGGTCGACTCGCAGATTTTCGCGGCGCTTACGGGCGGTGCAGTCGTCGACATTTCTGCTGGTTCGATTTACCAGGGGGCGGAGCTCTTCGTCAAGAATGCTTCGGTGGCGCCGCAGACATTGACCTTGCGTCTGATCGGTGGTGGTACTGGGGCGGGCCACGATATCACGCTTCTGCAAAACGAGTGGGTGTTCCTTACCTGGGATGGGACATATTGGCTTGTGGTCGGAGATGGGTTTACGACGAGCAAGATTGTCGTGCTCACATCTGGAACTTCCTATACCGTTGAGGCTGGTCGAACTCGAATGAAAGCCACGCTCATCGCTGCTGGTGGCGGTGGTGGCGGTGGTGGCGGTGGTGGCGGTACTACAGTCAGTACTGGCGGTGCTGGCGGTAATGGCGGTAATGGCGGCGATACAACAATGACCGGTGCGTCGACGGCTACCGGAGGTGTATTGGGTACTGGCGGTGGCGGTGGTGCGGGTGCCAGTGTTGTCGGTATACCGGGTGGCGTCGGTGGATCTGGTGGTCAAATTTATACTTTTGGCAGCGGAGGTCGTCCTGGGCCAGGAATCACTGGGCAAACTGGAACTAGCGGAGTTGCCGGTGCTGGCGGCAATGCTAGTGGAGGCGGCAGTGCGCCATATATTACGAATGCAACACAGCTTGGTCAGGGAGGTCAGGGAGGGCCTGGCGGCGCTGGAGTTGCCGGTGCTGGTGGAGGAGCTGGCGGTGGCGGACAATCCGGAGGGGTTGCCACTACAATGATGTCGGTAACACCAGGGCAAATCATTACATATGCACTTGGGGTGGGCGGTACTGCTGGTACTGCTGGTACTGCTGGTACTGGAGCAAATGTGGGGTTTGCTGGCGGTTCCGGTAGGGCCGGTGGCATCGTTATCGAATACTAAATCTTCCCATTCAGCTTCACGAAAACTTTGTCTTGGGCGGCAAAAAGCTTTTGACTGATAATGTTTCCCTCGACAAAGTTTTCGACTGAGTGGGTACAGACATGCTCGAAGCCAATGGTCAGCTCTTCCCAGCGAACACCGCTAGAGAAGGTGTAGGTGTCTTGCATAGGAGCCATCTGGAAACCGCTCGTTGATTTCAAGAATTCGTTCCTTAGCGAGGTCCCGAGATATAGACCGTTATTATCATCCTTGTTGCCACTGAAGATCGGATAGCTGAACTCAAATCCGTATTCTGCGAAGAACATGGCGCTATAGTGGTAGGTAGCCTCGGTCGTATCAGTGGCCGCAACCCCCGGCAACATCCCCCCACTCAGCGACCAGCTCAAAGTCAAAACCTGGAAAATCGAGTTCATGTGAACCCTCCTGACTTCAATATGGGGCATAGCACCAAACAAAGCAATCTCGACATTCTGGACTTTACTACCGGCCAACAAGGTAGTAAAGTGCTAGTCAAGTAGCGGGTGGCCAAGGTGGACAATCCGCCACGAGCCCCGTAAAATGGTCTCAAAGAGGAGATCTGTAAATGCGAAAGGTTATGATCGGGACGCCCTGTCACAGTGGGAGCGTCCATTGCCGGTATGCCAATTCTCTGGCCGGCACGATTGCACTCGGGGCGAAACTCAACATCGGAATCTACCCGTTGTTCATTCCAGGAAACGCGATGGTGCACTCGGCCAGAAACGAAGTGGTTCAGCGCTTCATGAAAAGTGACTATGACGACTTGGTGTTCATCGACGCCGATATCTCGTGGGATCCCGAGCACTTTTTTCGACTGCTCAACCACGACGTTCAGGCAGTCGGTGGCACCT